GCCGAACAAAGAGTCCACGGGCCAGAACGGCTACCCTGAAAAGGACATCAACGTCGGTATCACGCATTCCACCATGCGTGGTGCTGGTGCAGCCACGAAGGGCAAGAAGTTCGTCTCGCAGATCAACCTCAACAGGCGCGGTAAACTCTCTGCTGGTTGGTAATGAACTACACCCAACTTTCAACCGCGATTCAGGACTATTGCGAATCTACAGAGCAAGCCTTTGTAGCCAATATCCCGAACTTCGTGCAGATCGCAGAAGAGCGGATCTACAACTCCGTTCAGATCCCTGCGCTCCGTAAGAACGTGACAGGTGTCATGACGTCGGGGCAGAAGTACTTGTCCCTTCCGAATGACTGGCTGTCCACGTTCTCCATTGCGGTGATCGCCCCGGTGACCAACGAGTACGAGTACCTGCTCAACAAGGACGTGAACTTCATCCGTGCGGCGTACCCCCCTCCGGGCACGCAGGGGAAGCCGAAGTACTACGCCATCTGGGATGACGGCAGTATGCTGCTAGGCCCCACTCCTGATGCGAACTATCAGGTAGAACTGCACTATTACTACTACCCACAGTCCATCGTAAGTGCAGGTAATACTTGGGTGGGGGACAACTTTGAGCAGGTCTTGCTGTACGGATGTCTCCGCGAAGCCTATACCTTCTTGAAAGGCGAGGGGGACATGATCAACAACTACGAGGCGAAGTACCAAGAGGGTATCGCGCAACTCAAGCGTCTGGGTGACGGCCTCAACCGTCAGGATGCTTACCGTTCTGGCCAAGTGAGGACTCCTGTCACATGAGCATCGAATCGATCAGCGGGCTTGGTGTAGTCAAGGTCTTTACGACCGAGAACCGTGGGTTCACGGCTGAGGAGATCGCAGACCGCGCCCTCGACAAGATCATCTATGTGGGGGACAAGAGCCATCCGCTCGTCTCCGCGCAGGCCCACGCATTCAAGGACAACATCCGCAAGGTGCTTGTCCACTACCTCAATGAAGCCCAGCGCAACGAGCGCATGACCATCCAAGCCCGTCTCCGTGAGACCGGGTATCCTGAAATCGCAGATTTGATCGGAGAACTCTGATGCCTATCACCCAAGCAATGGCGACCTCTTTCAAGGTCGAGATCCTCAACGGATTCCACGCCTTCGGCACTTCCGTCACCCGTGGTACCACGGCAGCGGACACCTTCAAGATCGCCCTCTACACTTCGTCGGCTACACTCGACGCCTCGACCACGGCATACTCCACGACCAACGAAGTGGCGACTGGCGGCGGCTACTCGGCGGGTGGTAACACCCTGACCACGGTGGCCCCGACCTCGTCGGGTACGACGGCGTTCCTCGACTTCAACGACACCACTTGGTCCACTTCGACCATCACGGCGAACGGTGCGCTGATCTACAACAGCACGCAGTCGAACCGTGCGGTGGCTGTGCTGGCGTTCGGTAGCGACAAGTCGTCTTCGGGCGGCAACTTCACCATCCAGTTTCCGGTGGCAGACGCAAGCAACGCCATCATCAGGATTGCCTGAGATGCTCCGCAAGCAGCCCGCGATGGAGTGGCGTCCGACGTTGGGGTCGTGGCTTCTCCGTACCGAGACCCCGATGCCCGAGTGGGCGGTCAAAAAGTGCATCGAGTTTATGCTCAAGGTGCAGGCTGCGCGACGTCTGGGTTTGATGCCGGGAGATACTCGGGACGATCTCGATGCAAGCGTGAAGGCGCTCAACGAAGGCAAGGTCCAGCAATGGGCTGCTGGGTCGCAGATGGACGGCAGCGGCGAAATCGAAGTGTTCCGTACCACGCAGGGTACGGGAAAGATCATCACTCTAGGAGTTTAAGACATGGCAGCGACATTTAGAGCAACGGGCGGCGGTATCGCCTATGCGTCCAGCAAGGATATGCTCAACGTGTTCAATGGCACCTCGTCGGCGCGCATCATCCGCGTCTATCGCGGGTATTGGTTCAACAACGGCACCGCTGCGGTAACTGGTGTCATCACGACTGGGCAGGTTCGTCGAATCACCGCAGCGTCTGCTGGTACTGCGGTCACCCCGGTCAAGCACGACACGAACAGCAGCAACCTCGACGCCAACACGACCTGCGGAACGAACCAGACGACGACTGGCACGGATATCTTCCGTCGCTTCCTGTTCGTGAACGAGGAGCCTATCGTTGCAGGTACCACGCAGGCCAACTGGCTGACGCTGGTGCCGTTTGCGGAGATCTGGAACGCGGGCTACGGCGACACCAACGTCGAACCTGTCACCTGCCGCGCTACGCAGGGCTTCCAGTTGTTCCACTCTGGTACCTCTGCGGTTGGCACGGCTGACCTCGAAATCGAGTTCACCGACGCGGCGACTTAATACATGGCGACACTCCGGCATATCACCTGCGGCCATGAATGGCAGGTGTCGGAGGAGTTGGCAAACCGTGTTGAGCAGGACCTCAACGGCGGGGTAGGCGGCTCTTCGCCCCCCGTCACTTGCCCAAGTTGTTCGACAAAAGACAGGTACTCGCGCTTTGAGGTCGTGAAGGAGTTGCAAAGCGATGGCTGAGACGCTGTACATCAAGTTGGATGCTGTCGATGTCCGCCCGTTGGAAGATGGCTTGCTTGGCATCTTCAACAACGAGACGACGGATGATCGGCGGTATTTCGAGTTGGTGTCGCTGCGGGTGTCGCCGTCTGCGCCGCTGTCGAACACGACGGCGGGCGTCGGTCGTTCTGCCGCCATGTCCATCCGTCGCATCACCGCGCTGTCGGGCGGCGATTCGATAACGCCCATCCGCATGGACACGGCAGACGCTGCGCTTCCGGCGCAGGTACTGGTCCGCAACGACCCCGACAGCGTGACTGCAAGCGACATCTTCCGGCGCATCGCGGACGCCCCGGCGTACTCCAGCACGGTGGCGAACACGCAGTTCTCGTCTCGCACCTACGGCGGCTCGATGGTGACGCACCAGAAGTCCCACTATGCTGACATCTGGCGTGGCGGCGAGAATGCGGATGTCGAGCCGATCATCCTGCGCGAAGGGCAGGGCCTCGCCATCTTCCAAGACGAGTACGGTACGCAGCATTCGATGCAGACTGCTGCCGTCGTGACGAACACGGCAACCGGGGCGACTTACATCTGCCGCTCGACCGACCTTTCGACAGACCGCCGACTAAACGAAGCAACTTTCGCCATCTTCAACGGCAGCGGCTCGGGCGTGACGCTGGCGGTGAAACTCTGGGTGCTGCCGATGGACGGCGAGGCGATTACGCTTCCACAGTTACGACTCTGTCGTATCGCGGGAATTGCCCTCGGTGGCAACACGGTGACGCCCATCCGACCCGACACCAGCAAGAGCGTCCCGTCTGCGCTGCAAATCGTGTCCGGCTCCTTCCAGCCGCGCATCGCGGGCGAGTGGCAGGCCGACTATTACACGACGCACGGCAGTCTTTACGGTGGTGCCGGAACAGCCATACAAGGATGGAACAAAGCGCAGATCGACGCCGGAACCTTCAACCGCGCCACGATGACGCAGAACTTTCGCGCCATAGGCGAGACTCCGGGCGGTGTTCGCGTCGGCACCCTCAATGACGACATGATGTTCGATGCAGAACCCGGCAAGGGCATCATCATCAAGCCCGGCGACGGCCTTGGCCTTGTCGCTGGCACTTTTGTGAATACTGCCGGTACGCAGGCTGTCGGCAACACCTCGACATTTGTCAACTACGACATCGAAGCCGTCCTTCTGCACTACCCGCCGCCCGCTGCAAGCGGCAATACCTATTCTCGTTCTCGCGTTGTGAACAGGTGATCTATGCTTAAACAGAATACGACGCGGAATCTGATGGTCCTCATGACGGACTCGTCTGACCACATCACGGGCAAGACCGGGGCCACGCTCACGATCACGCTCTCGAAGAACGGCGCGGCGTTCGCATCCATCAGCCCAACCGTTACTGAGCGCGGTGATGGCTGGTACAGCATCGCTCTGACTACGGGCAACACCGACACCCTCGGTGATTTCGTTCTGCACATCACGGCCAGCGGTGCTGACCCGACAGATGTCCGTGAGGAGGTAGTTGCGGCTATTGAGAGCGTTAACGTCTCCAAGATGAACAATGCCACCGTGTATGGCGATGGCACGTCTGGAGATCTCTGGCGCGGAACGCCGTGAGCGCATTTTCGTCGGCGTCATTCTCGACGTCGGCGTTCTCAACCTCGGCGTTCGATATCTCAGCGGCTGCTGGGGTCACGGTCCTTGTCACCGGGGTCTCAGCAACTGGCGTCATAGGTAACGAGACAGTTGTCACCGACTGCGTATTCGCGGTCGCGGGGGTCTCGGCTACAGGCTCCGTAGGCACGGTCACGGTCGTCGGAGTGGCGCTTGTCACCCCTACGGGAGTCTCGGCTACAGGTGAAGTCGGGACGGTAGCGGTCGCCGCTGCGGCGCTGGTGCAGCCTACCGGGGTTGTGGGCACGACCGCTCTTGGTACCGTCACAGTACTGGCTGAGACGGTTGTCCAGCCTACCGGGGTCGTGGGTACTACGGCGCTCGGGGCCATCACGGTCATCTCCGAGAACATCATCCAAGTCACCGGACTGGAGGTAACGGGGTACGTCGGTACTGTCGAGGTAGGCGAGCGTGTACTGGTCCAAGTGACCGGGGTCTCCGCTACGGGGCAGGTCGGTACGGTCGGTGCGTCCCTCGGGGTGGTCATCATCCCGCTGGGTGTGCAGGCTACGGGCTACGTGAGCCGGGTGGACATTTGGGATATCATCAACACTACCCAGAACGCCAACTGGACAGGGATCGGTACGGCGCAGACCCCGAATTGGAACGACATACCTACGACGCAGAACCCGAACTGGACAGAGATTGCAGCGTGAGGCAGTAGACGATGGCAAGCACATATTCATCAAATCTTGCGCTGGAACTGATCGGTAACGAAGATCAGGCAGGTTCGTGGGGTAACACGACCAATCGGAATCTTGGCACGCTCATCGAGCAGGCCATCTCGGGATACGTCACTCAAGCGGTTACTACGGGGATCGACACGGTCTTGGCGATGCCCAACGGGTCGAATGCAGTAGCCCGCAACATGACCATTGAGTTGACCGGGACAGGCGGGGCGAACACCAATCTCGTCATCCCGGCGAACCGGAAACTCTACTTCATCTACAACAACACCTCGGCAGGGCAGGTCACGGTCAAGGTCTCCGGACAGACCGGAGTCTCCATCCCCAACGGGCGAAAGATGTTGCTGGTTTGCAACGGGACGGATGCGGTCCCTGCCATCAACTACTTCCCGAACCTCACCATTGCGGGCGTCACAACCGACTCTTTGGACGTCAATGGACCTACCACGCTTGATACGGTGGACATCTCAGGTACGGCGACGTTTTCTGGGCTGACGGCAGGTCAGTTCTTGATGCTTGATGGCAGCAAAAACGCGGTTAGCAAGACTGTCAGCGCTTCTCGCGGAGCAGGTTGGGCTACAACGCTTGGTGGGGCTATCGTCGCTCCACTTAGCCAAACTGTAGAGATCGCTTCCAAATCTCAGATCACTTCAATCGTCATTTTGACTGAAGCCGCGCAGGGATCCTGTGTCATCGACTTGTGGAAAGCGGCGAAGCCTACCATTCCGACTTCGCTGAACAGTATCTGCGGCACGAATAAACCAACGATCACGAATGGTACAAACCTTTTCAGTACCGACTTTACGGGCTGGACTTCTACTACGTTCAATCCCGGCGATCTGCTGACTTTCCGTCTTCAATCGTCAAGTGTGTTCTCCAAAGTCACGATCTACATCACGTTGCAGGACATTCCATGACAACGCTCGTTTGGAACCAAGTAATTAATAGTATAGATGACGCCTCATTTAGGGCGTGGGGGTCTGATCTGTCCTCGCGTTTAGCATCGATTGGGCTTATCAAAACTAGCGATACTGGTCAGATCAATTGGACTACGGTGACTCGTCCCGCTGCTGGAAATTTTGCCGGGTACGAAATCTGGCGGTTTGCAGACTCTACTATTTTTATGAGATGGGAATATGGGTCCGGTTCAGGATCTAACCAGTCTACTCCTGCTATACGTATTGCAGTAGGACAAGGTAGCAACGGTTCCGGCACTTTGACTGGCGCAGTAACCAGTACAGTTATTGCATCTCTTTCAAGAGCCTTGAGTAATGCAACTACGCCCAAAACTTCTTATATGTGCCACACAGGTGGGTACTTTGGGTTTTTAGGCTATAGCAATTATTCAGCGGCACCAGACAAGTCAAACGTATTTTTTTCGGTGTGCAAAACTGTAGACGCGAATGGCGTTTTTACAAATAACGGCGCTATAGTGTATTGGAATACCCAGTCAGGTATTGCAGAATATGCTCCAAATCAGATTTTAAATCTTGCGACAAATACTGCGATGCAGTTGCAAGACTCCCCAAATGTTAGTCCATATAGAGTCGGTACTTATTGTATGGTGCCTTTTAATATTACATCGTCACTAGTAGGTTCTGACACGCAATGTTTTGCTCATTGGATGGCGACTCCGCGCGTATATCCAGTAATTGGCGTGTGTACCGTTGTAACAAACGAAGTCTCTTTTGGATCAACTTTTAGTACCGCTATCGTGGGCACTACTCCTAGAACATATCTTGGTTTAGATCTATCAAATGCCGGAGCGATCATAAATACCTTTAATAATAGCGGAATATTTAACTACAAATTAGCGATGCTCTGGGAGTAATCATGACTACTCTTGTCTGGTCGTCATCTCTTAACGCGACTACTACCGCTGATTTTCGCGCTAACGGGTCCAATTTATCCTCACGTTTTGCATCAATTGGTCTTATTCAAACCAGCGATACTGGGCAGATCAACTGGACTACTGTGACATCGCCCGGTCAGGGTTTATTTGCGGGGTATGAAATCTGGCGATTTTCAGATTCATCTGTTTTTATAAGGATAGACTATGGGTGTAGTAGTACTTCAGTATCGGCACTAGGGCTTGCTTTGCGGCTAAGTGTAGGTTCAGGAAGTAACGGTTCAGGAACGCTTACAGGAGCAACTGTAACTGATGCAACTACTTGGGGTACTGGAGGTACCAGTCCAAGTATGGGTAATTTTTTCTCATACATGGTATTAACACCTACATTTTTTGCGTTTTTTGGATGGAAAAATGCTAGAAACGACGGTATTTGGGCTGGAATGGCGATAGCCAAAACAACAGATGCTAACGGAAACGCGAACAATGTAGGTGTAGTAGTTTATTGGGGAGGCGTATCTAATACTTCTGGTAATTCACGCTTTCCAAATGCTGCTTGCCTTAATTTCCAAACTAACGTCGCTAGCAACACTATTGTAGACGGGCAGTTTTGTGTAGTACCGCAGAACATTACTTCGTCTGTTGTTGATACGGATACTCAATGTTTTGCGCATTGGGGGGCTTTCCCAAGAGTGTATCCTACGACGCAAGTATGCAGCGTATTAAGGTCTGAAACTCCAGCATTAAGTACTTTTACAACGACTATTGTAGGCACAACTCCACGTAGGTATCTTATTCTTGACGACACTTATTACGGAGCAATAAATGACGGAGTTAACAATCTTTGTACGTACAGACTCGCCATTCTTTGGGAGTAGATCATGGCTATGATTCCTGCTTTTCAACTTGCCACGCCACCTGCCGAGCCACGGTCGCAAAGTATTTTAATTGTTAACGGACTTAATCCAAGCACTTATACTTATTGGAGCGTTGTCATCCCGCCGTTCAACAACACCATCCGTCCTCCTGAACAAAGTGTAGGATTCTCACTATGATCCAAGCAGCAGTCCTTGAACTTCTGAAGCCGCTCCTTGCCAATGGGCTGGGGCTGGTGGCCAACGCCGTCCTTGCCAAGGGCAAGGGGTATGTAGAGAAGAAACTGGGTGTCGAACTTAAGCCGGACATGACGGCTGACGAGATCATCCGGTTGAAGTCCGCAGAGATGGAGCATGAAGAGGAACTGCTCCGACTCAAGATCGAAGAGAACAAGTTGGGCTTGGCCGAACTTGAGTTGTACATGAAGGATGTGAATTCAGCGCGGGAGCGGGAGGTACAGATCTCCACTTCTGAGAAAGCCCCCTTGCTCAACAAGATCGTGACCCCCGTTCTCGCGCTGTCCCTTCTCCTGATGACCTTCGGTCTGTTCGGCATCGTGATGTTCGATGATCAGCCTGTGGAACCGACCCGCAAGGACATTCTCATCTACATCTTGGGCGTCCTGTCGGCCATCGCTACCCAGATCATCTCGTACTACTTCGGCTCGTCGCAGGGTAGCCGGGACAAGTCCGACCAGATCAAGGAGATGATGAAGTGAGCAACGTCGAAGAACAGGCAGACTTTCTGCAAGATGTCGCCCTTCTCATCCAGAAGGCGCGGGAGATGGGCTTCCTCGTCACAGGGGGAGAACTTTACCGGACCCCGGAGCAGCAGCAGATCCACATCAAGGCGGGTCGCAGCCGGACCATGAACAGCCTGCATCTCTCCCGTCGCGCCATCGACTTCAACTTCTTCAAGGACGGGAAGTTGTGCTACGATAAGGGCGTTCTCGCCCCCCTCGGGGCGTACTGGGAATCGCTCCATCCCTTGAACTCATGGGGCGGCAACGGAGTCCGTCTGGTGGATACTCCGCACTTCTCTCGCGGTATTGGCAAGCCTGAGTGGCGGAGAGTGACGGATGCCCCTTCAAAAACTTGAGTTGCGTCCCGGTGTAAACCGGGAATCGACATCGTATGCCAACGAAGGCGGGTACTACGCCTGCGACAAGGTACGGTGGCGCTCAGGTTTTGCTGAGAAGATCGGCGGCTGGCAGGGGCTGAATGCCGAGGGCAGCACCTTCAAAGGTGTGTGCCGCAACGTCTGGAACTGGGTGACCACGCTCGGCCAGAACCTGCTTGGCATGGGGACGAACCAGAAGTTCTACGTCGAGATGGGCGGGATCTACTACGACATCACGCCGCTCGGTAGCACTCTGGCTCTGGGCGCTGCCCCCTTTGCCACGACCAATGGCAGCAAGATCGTCACGGTCACCGCGTCGAACCACGGGGCTACTCGCGGTACCTATGTCACTTTCTCTGGCGCGACAGCGGTGGCTGGACTGACCTTGAACGGTGCGTACGAGATCCAGACCGTACCTGACGCGAACAGTTTCACCATCTACACTTCCACCCCTGCCAACGCAACGACCACAGGCGGTGGCTCAGTTGTGATCGCCTCCTTCGACATCAACGCAGACAATGCGCTTTACAGTTCTGGTGTGGGTTGGGGCGGTCCGCCGTGGGGTGCTGGCGGCTGGGGTTCTGTCTCCGGTGTCGGCGTGAATATGCGGCTCTGGTCGATGTTCAACTACAACGACGACCTCATCTTCGCGGAGCGGGGCGGCGAGATCTATTTCTGGACGCTGGACGTCGGTAACTGGAACAAGGCTGTTACGCTTGAAGCGAAGGCCAATGCAGCCATCAAGTTCGGCACCACGGCGACCGCTGGCTCGGGCGTGACAACCCTCACGGTATCGGACACTTCGGGCATCAACACGGGCGCAATCGTGACGGGTACCGGGATCCCCGCAGGAGCGTATGTCACCACGGCTTGGGACGGCAGCGCTTCGGTGCCTATCTCCATCGCCACCACTTCATCCTTGTCGAACACTCCGGTCGATTTCAGTTTTGCTGGGCAGCACATCCCGAACAAGGTCAACGTCATCATCGACTCTCCGACCAACGATTTCATCATCGCTTGTGGCTCTACGCCCTACGACCCTACGAACTTCAACACGGCATTCGACCCGCTTCTCGTCCGTTGGGCAGATCAGGGCAACGCCTACGAGTGGGTGCCGGAGACCACGAACCAGTCCGGTGAGACCAAACTCTCGCACGGTTCCTACATCGTGACGGCTACCAACACCCGTCAGGAGATCCTCATCTGGACCGATACTGCGCTTTTCTCCATGCAGTATGTCGGTCCGCCGTTCGTCTGGTCGTTCAATCCGCTTGACCATGATGTGACCATCTCGTCCCAGAACGCCGTGATGACTGTGAACAACGTCGTCTACTGGATGGGGCGGGACAAGTTCTTCGTGTATTCAGGCCGCGTCGAGACGCTGCCCTGCACCCTGCGTCAGTACATCTTCAGCGATATCAATTTCGACCAGATGGGTCAGGTCGTTGCGGGTGCCAATGAGGGGTTCAACGAAATCTGGTGGTGCTACCCGTCTGCTACAAGCACCGTAAACGACCGCTATGTGGTCTACAATTATCTGGAAAAGACGTGGTACTACGGCACGCTTGTGCGTACTGCGTGGGCGGACCACACCCAGCGGAACTACCCGATTGCGGTGTTCAGCATCCAGACGTCGTATCTGTCGTCCGACATCAACTCCAGCATCGCCACGATCTCGCTGACGGACGCTTCGACATATCCGAATGCAGGGACCATCACCATCGATTCCGAGCAGATCACCTATAGCGGTAAGAACAGTAACACTCTGACAGGCTGTATCCGAGGGGTCAACGGAACCACGGCAGCGTCTCATACTGCATACACACCTGCACCTTTTGTCATCCCGAATCAGGTCGTGGTGCATGAGTTTGGCAACGACGATCTGTCTACCGCTACGCCACGCGCTATCGAGGCGTATGCTGAATCGTCGGACTTCGACATCCAAGACGGACACACTTTCGGGTATGTCTGGCGTATCGTGCCTGACGTGAACTTCATCGGTTCGACGGCGAACAACCCGCAGGTCGTCTTGACGGTCAAGCCCCGGCAGAACTCGGGGTCCAACTATGACGCTGCCGATATGCCAACGGTGACCCGCACGACGACCATACCGATCCAGCAATACACCGGGCAGGTCTACACCCGCATCCGGGGTAGGCAGATGGCATTCCGGATCGAGTCCACGGCGCTTGGCGTAGCGTGGCAGATGGGTTCAATGCGTATCGATGTCCGTCCGGATGGGAGACGCTGATGCCCGCTTTGAACATCGTCCCGCCGAACTTGCCGAATGCGCCGAACCAGTATGACGGTCGGTACCACGACCAGTTCGCCAACGTGCTGCGGCTCTTCTTCATCGCGCTGACGAACAAGGTCAACTCGCCGTTGCCTCATGGGTCGTTCTACGACACGACTACGCAGACAAACCCGGTGGCTAGCGCGGTCAATTTGATGCAGTTCAACAACGTCTACGAGGTGAACGGGGTGACCCAGTTCGCCATCAGGCGTGATAGTGACCGGATCTACGTGTCGCAGACAGGTGTGTACAACGTCCAGTTCTCGGCCCAGTTGGACAAGACGGGAGGCGGTAGCGCGACCTGCTATATCTGGCTCCGCGTCAACGGTGAGAACCTCCCCCATTCGGCTACCAAGATGATCATTTCCGGCAACAACGACGAGAAAGTCGCTGCATGGAACTGGCTATTGACCCTCAAACAGAATGATTATATAGAGATCGCATGGGAGTCCCCTAGCACCGATGTAGTGCTATTGGCTGCTCCTGCGTCTGGCAATATCCCTGAGATTCCTTCAGTCATCGTGACGGTGACTTGGATGTCTGGCCTAGGAGCGTAGTATGTATCGTGCCCCTGAATCTGGAATAGCGTCTACCCTCGCTTCGCGTGGTCGGCGTGGTGACTCCATGCTTGTCCACATGGCCCCCGAAGAGGTCAAGGGTCTTCAGGCTCTTGCGCTGGCCCACGGCGGCAGTCTGACCATCAATCCGCAGACCGGACTCTACGAGGCCAACATCCTCAAGAAGATCCTGCCGACCATCATCGGCGCGGTGGTGCCTAGCATCCCCGGTCTTGGATCGCTCGCCAAGACCATCGGGTTCGGCAACGCCACGTTGGGTACGGGACTGCTGGTCGGCGGCGCTACCGCGCTCATCGAGGGCGACCTCAAGAAGGGTCTTGAAGCGGGCCTTGGCGCATACAGCGGTGCGAACATCACCCAGTCGTTGAGAGCGGCATCGGCTGCTGCGAATGCTGCTGCATCTCAAGCCCCGGCAATCGGGGCTGAGGAACTGAAAAAACTTCAGGAACTTCCTAAAATTGCTGAACAAGTCGGAGGCACGACAAGCGCCCCGCAGTTGGCAACGTCTAAAATCAAAGAACTTACTGACCCTCTTGCTGGTAAGGCTCTTCCGGGATTGAGTGTCAACCCTCTCGCAGAAGTTGCTACCAACAAACTTCCTACTCTTCAACAGCCCTCCGTCATGGGCGGCATCAAGAGTTTGTTCACTTCGCCTGAGTCTCGCACGGCGTTTGGTGAAGCCTTGGGTGGCGGGTTCAAGTCTCCGTTTATGCAGAATATGTCCAAGAACCTCACTTTCATGGGTGCGCTCAACGCCATGACCCCTGAGCCGCCTAAAGTCCCGACTGGTGGGGCGCTGGGCGAGGACTACGTCTACATCCCCGGTGAGTTCAACCCGCTCTACGGTACGGGGCGTGATCAGCCGTATCAGTTGCCGGGTAAGTACTACAAGCGTACCCCGAAGGGCTTGGTGCCGTTTGATCCGTTCGCGTTGGCTCCGGGCTATGCAAATGGCGGCGATGTCGATTCTTCCCGCGTTCTTCCGTACCAGACCAAGCAGTACCCTGCCAACAACAACACTTACCCGCTTTCTGGCACGGTGCCGAGTTCTTCCTCTCTCAGCGCACCGCAGAGCCGAGAGATGTTTTCGGGATATAGCGTCCCCGTTGATCCGTACACAGGAGAAGAACGTTTTGCTGATGGCGGTTTTGTAGACCCTAACCGCGATCCGGGCGGAAATTTCTTAACTATGCCGTCTTGGGACATAGAAACTTTGCGGCGAAGCATTCAACCGCCTCACGGCGATCCGGGCGGTAACGTATTGCTACCCCCGCCTCCTAAGACTCCGTTCAGCCCGTACTTCACCAATCCTGTGGCTGATCCCAACGTTGCAGCGACTCGTGCGTACATCGAAGACCTAAATCGCCGCGCAAAGAACCCTGAGACTTTGCCTATCCGGGCGGTCAGGGTCTGGGTGGCACGAATGAGCCGTATGTTCCCGGTCCGTCTACGGGTGGCGGTGGCGGTGGCGGCGGTGGCGGCGGTGGCGGCGCGGGTAGTGTTGTAGGCGGCATCATCGCAAATGACCTCATCAACAGAGGAATCGGTAAGGGCGTTGACGTCATTAAAGACAAACTTGCTACTGACGAACGTGCTGAGATTGGGAACAGACCTGTAGAAGTAACAAAAGTCCCTGCTACGAATGTTGCTCCCGCTGCTATCAGCGCTGCTAGTGGCGTGGCTAGTCTTGTGCCGCCCTCTGGTCGGACTGGAAAAGTTACAATCGATGAAGAAGGATTGAACAACGACCCTAACGCGCCTGAATCGCGTCCGGACTACAGAACTTCTAGCACATCCATGCCCGCTGCAATCGGTGCGGGAGTTATGGGTGGCGGCGCTATGCTTTTACCGACTGCTGGTAGAACTGGTCAAGTTTTGATTGAAGGAATTGAAACCGTTGGGGATGCTATAGGCTCTAGTGTTGCTAACTCTGCTAGGGCTGGTGCGGGCGGTGCGGCTGGTGCGGGTGCGGGCGGTGCGGCTGGTGCGGGCGGGGCTAGCGGTACAAGTACGGGCATTTTCGGCCTTGAGAAAGGTGCGCCTCTTACTGGCAAGGCTGCGATCATCCCCGGCCTTCAGACCGCGCTTGGCCTACATCAAGCCTATGAAGGTATCCGCAAGGGTAATGAAGTTCAGTCTGCCTTGGGTGGGTTTGGCGCAGCAACTGGTGCGGCAAGCCTGATGGGGTATAGCGGACTTGCGGCGTTGGGTCCTATCGGTCTTGCTGCTGCTGCTGTTGCTGCACTTGGCTCTTCGATGGTCAACACCAAGGAGTACGGTGACAAGGCTCTGGAAAACTACTGGAAGGCGGTCGATCAGGGGCGCGGGTTTGGTAAAGCGCCGCCTGAAGAACTTGCGCAGGGCTTCATCAACTTCTTCCGTACGAACAAGAACGAGTTCCCCGGTCAGGCCAAGTACGGTCGAACGGGCAACGAAGACTTCGTGTACGACATGACGCAGGTCATCAACAACGCGGTCAAGGAAGGTAAGGTAGACAAGGGAGCCGATGCTTCCACCATCTACGAAAAGGTTGTACAGCCGTGGCTGAGTGAGATGGGTCCGGGTCCGAAGAACGAGGATGCCCGTAAAATCCAAGACTTCATGATGACCGACATGGTCTACAACTTTATGCGCGGCGCTCCGATCAGCAACGCGCAGGTCAAGGGCGACAAGAAGTTCAAGATCGTGAGCGAGAAGCCTACTTACGCAGGTACGCCGCCGTCTGATATGCAGATGCAGGGTCAGATGCCTGCGGGCTTCCAAGGCCGACCTGACGCTTTCCGGGGTATCGGACGTGATGAGTTCAGAACTCTCCGTATATGCCCCGCATCATCGATGAGGAACCTGCACCCCCGGCTCCGCCGCCGCAGCCGAAGGTCGTTCCGACTCCGGATAGCATTACTCCCCCGCCTGAGCGGGAGGAGATTTGGCCTACAGAGTCTTTGCCTCCTCCGAGAACTCCGTTCAGCGAGCCGGAACCGACTCCGTATATGCCTCGCATCATCGATGAGGAAGAGGAAGAGCCGCGTCCGCGTAAGCGGACTCCGAAGACGGGCAAAGCGTTCAACTACGGCGGTGCCGTGGGCGAGGACTACAACTTCGGCTTCGCAGGTGGCGGTATGCCCGGTGAGTATCAGGCGGGTGGTAAACTGCTTGATGGGCCGGGTGACGGTATGTCCGATGACATCCCTGCCGTGATCCGTGGCAAGGGAGTACAACGTGCTGCGTTGGCTGATGGCGAGTTCGTAATCCCTGCTGATGTGGTATCGCATCTTGGTAACGGCTCCACCAAGGCTGGAGCAAAGAAACTCTACGACATGATGGCACGAGTGCGGAAGGCGCGGACGGGCAAGACAAACCAAGCCCCCGCTGTGAAGACCGACCGCTTACTGCCTGCTTAAGGAGCGAACACGACTATGACACCGACCCAAACCGAACAGATCACTTCAACTATCCCGTCGTGGGCGCAGCCTTACGCAAGTCAGTTGCTAGGTAGCGTCTTTGGCGGTCGTGACCCTACTACGGGGGCTTTTCGCCCCGGCCTTGTTGGGCAGGGGTACCAGCCGTATGGCAAGCAGCGCGTAGCAGGATTTAGCCCGCTTCAGCAGCAGGGAATGGAAGGCATTGCCGGAATGAAGGTCGCTCCCGAAATGGGAGAAGCGTCAGGTTTGGCAAGCCTTGCGGGTCGGATGTCCGGACAGATGGGGATGTCCTACCAGCCAATGCAGTATCAGTCGATGGGACTGGACTTCCTTCGTACGCAGGCTCCGCAGTTGCAGCAGTTCCAGATGGGTCCGGCAGAGCGTGTCGGCGGTCCGGGGGGCTTTGAGCGTGTCACAGGGCCGTCCGGGTTTGAGCGTGTCAACGCGCCGGGGGTCAGTACCTTCCAGATGGGTCCGGCAGAGCGTGTCGGTGCCGAGCGGTTCGGTGGTGCGCAGGCTGCGGAGTATATGTCTCCGTACATGGAGAACGTGGTCGAGCAGCAGAAGCGGGGTGCCATCCAAGACTATCGTAGGCAGTTGCCGGGGATCGGCGCTGCGGCGGCTCGGGTTGGCGGACGAGGCGGTACTCGTGAAGCGCTGCTTCAGTCGGAAGCAAACCGCAACCTTCAGGGGCAGTTGCAGGGCATCGAGGCCACGGGTCGTCAGGGCGCGTTTCAGCAGGCCCAGCAGCAGTTCGGCGCTGACCGCGCAGCGGCCATGCAGGCGGGTATGGCAAATCAGCAGGCAGGTCTTACGACGGGACAGCAGAATCTTGCGTCGTTGCTCTCTACGCAGCAGTTGGGGACGCAGACCGGACTCCAGTCGCAATTGGCGAATCAGGCAGCGGCCCAGCAGGCGGCTCAGATGGGCATGACCGCCCAGCAGTTGAATCAGGCTGCGGGTCTCCAGACGGGTCAGATGGGGCTACAAGCGGCTCTAGCGAATCAGCAGGCTGGCCTCACGACGGGACAGCAGAATCTCGCTGCACTCCTTGGCGTCCAGCAGTTGGGGTCGGGCCAGAACTTGCAGTCTCAGTTGGCCAACCAGCAGAGCGGGTTGCAGACTCTTCAGATGGGTCTGGGTCAGAACCAAGCCGCGCAGCAGATGATGGAGCAGTCCCGGCAGTTCGGGGCCAACCTCGGTCTTCAGGGCCTTCAGCAGCAGTTGGCTGCGGCGGGTGCGCTTGGCGGGCTTGGGATGCAACGGTACCAGCAGGGCATGGGCATCACGCAGGCTCAGTTGGGTGCGGGCGCTCAGGGTCAGGCTCTGGAGCAGGAGATGCTTAACCAGAGGTATCAGGACTTCATCAACCAGCAGCAGTTCCCGTACAAGCAGGCTGAGTTCGGCATGGGCCTCCTGCGGGGTATTCCGGCGACGGGCCAGACTGGTACACTCTATCAGCAGTCGCCTAACCTGTTCGCTCAGATCGCAGGGGCGGGGGCGGGGCTTGGCAGTCTCTTCGGTAGCCTTGGTAGCGGGGGTGGTCGATGATCGGTCCAGTCAGCGGTACGGGTCGCGCCATGATGGCTTCGCTTCAGCAGGCCATGCAGAAAGGTATGCCGCCTGATCAGGCCATCCAGTACGTCAAGAGCATGGCTACGCAGGGCGTGGCTCCTCTGGCGGACCTCTACGCCATGATGAATCAGTTCCAGCGACTGAAGCAGCAGCCCGCACAGGCTCCGCAGACCCCGCCGACTATCCGCGACCAGTTGAACATGGCGGAACAGCAGCAGGCGATGATGCAGCAGGGTGTTGCCAGCCTCCCGGCTCCGGTCATGGAGCAGGCTCAGTTCGCAGGCGGCGGCATCGTGGCGTTCTCGGATGGCGGCCTAAATGCTACCGATGAACTATTTGACTGGGATAATTGGAATAGGCAGTTTCAGGAAGCCAATCCTCAGCAGCGCGCTAGACTTCTTGAATGGGCTGACAAGAATATGCCCACATTTTCTAAGTGGGGACGAGCATTAATGGCTCGTTCTGGGGATGGTGTTGTCGGTAAGTACGCAACAAAAGCCGCCAAACTTGGCGCTGTTGCTGGTGCAGGTCTTGGAGCATTTGAAGCCGCTGGAAGCGATCCTGAAAGTGTTCAGGAAACTTCTCGACTTGCGCAGTTGGGCATGGATGTAAACCCACAAAGCAAATTTAAAACAGGGTTGGCTACGTTTACAGGCACTCTGGAATCTGCACTCCCTACAAGTTTTTTGTACACTACTCCGCTTGAAAAAGCCGTAGAGCGTACAGGAGAACGTATTGCACAACTCCAAGATCCTTCTAGTGGGGTTCAACTCAACCTTTCTCCTACTCAAAAGAAACTTGCAGAACAAATTAAAAATCTTGTAAAGCAAACTGGGTCATGGGAGTCTCCTGAAGTACAAGAACTTGTTGCACGGTATAGGCTTTTCCAAAGACAAGAAACTCCAACCACTCCTTCTTCAAATAATCAGGCTGCTCCGGCTGCTCCGGCTGGCCTGCCTGCTACGCCTCCGCGTCGTCCTGCGGGTCCTGCTGCGCGCTCCGGTCAGGCTGTGGCTCCTGCTGCGCGTCCCGGTCAGGCTGTGGCTCCTGCTGCACCCGAAGACCTGTCTCCTGAAGCATTGATCAAGAGAGCGGGGCCTGCGGCAGAGGCATTGGCTAAGTGGCGTGAAGCACAGGGTATCGGGCAGGCCGATGAGCAGATGAGGTCGTTCCTGTCTGAAGAGAACGAGAGGCTTACCAAGCAGTTCGGTCAGGACAAGATGCTTGCGTTCGCTGAAGCCGGGTTCAAGATGGCCGCTGCCGCTTCGCGTCCGGGCGCTACGTTCTTGGGTGCCTTGTCGGAAGGTGCCATTTCGGGTACGCAGGCTCTTCGCGGCCTCAACAAGGAGATGGATGCCAACCGTCGTGCCATGCGAGAGGCTATGATCAAATTGCGTCAGGCAGAGGAAGCCCGTAAAGAAGGCGACTTTAAGACTGCTATGCAAATTGATCAGCAGTACAGAACTGAGTTGTTTGAGCGTAAGAAACACGCTGATATGATGGATATGGATGCGCGTAGGCTCGCAGTTATGGTGCGTGGGCAGGACCTTGACCTTGAGGGAAGAAAAATTGCCGCCGCAGCATCATCAGCACGGGGGGCCGGTTCTGGGTCAAGTTCTGGTACTCTTGGGCTTCTTAGGATGAAAGTAGCCGGGTTGGATATGGATTACAAAGATCAGCAAGATATTGCAAACGATGTGGCTAGATCTTCGACTGAACGCGCACAGGCTCGTGCAAAAATGGGAATGATCCGAATGCAGCGAGATGAAATGGTTTCTGGTGGTACTTTGTCTGGTGCAAGTGGTGGTATGGAAAACCCGTATTCTGGTTTTAGCGCAACACTTGTGGAGGAGTGATGCCGGTATATAGCGTTAAAGGTCCCGATGGAAAGACGTTTAAAGTCAACACTCCTGAAGGGGCTTCTTCTCAGGATGCTATCCGGTATATCTACGATACGCAGTATGGTAGAGCGCAACCTGCTTCCCAAAATGACTACTACCAGCAGTTGTATGGTGCTGGTCAACCGGTAGAGCAGCCGGAAGAAAAGCCGCTTGGTGGGTTTTGGGACTCTTTGTTTGCTTCTGCTAAGACCCTTGGTCTTGCTGATGAGGCTGCGGTGTTTGCAGCCAATCCGACCGAAGAGAACCGCAAGGCGCTGCTTGCTGCGGGTGAGTCCAAGTTCCGTAGCGTGGGATTTGGTGAAGGCGAGAACTGGGCGGCGTTCAGGCAGTTGCTTGGTGGATCGCTTGGCTTCTTGGTTGCTCCCGCAGTCGCTGCTACAGCAGGGTCTCTTGCTACTCCATTTGCAGGTATGGCAGCAGGTGCCACAACTATTGGCTCCCAGTATGAGATCGAAAACATCCGGCGTCAGGCTGAAGAGCAAGAGCGTGCCCTTGCTGAAGGGCGTACTCCTGAAGAGTTCAGTCTTGGCAAAGCCACCGCTGCCGCTGCGGGTTCAACCGCGCTTGATGTAGTCGGGTTCCGTGTTCTTCGTCCGTTGTTTGAAGCGTTCCCGTTGGTACGCAATCTTGTCGGAGGTAGCGACGAGGCTGCTGAAGTCCTTACCGATGCCGCTCGTAGCGGTACGTTGACCTTTGCTGGTGGTATCGCCAAAGGTGCGGGTAAGGGCGTGTTGTTTGAAGTCCCGCAAGAAGTTGCGCAGACCGCGTTGGAGCGGTGGCAGGCTGGGCTATCTCTTACCGATGAAGAAGCACGGGGGGAGTTCAAACAGGCTGCGATTGGCGCAGCCATCCTTGGCCCGCTCATGGGCGGTGTCAGTGGAGCCGCCGAAGTCCGTACGGCTCGGAAGCGTGCTGCAGAAGAAGCAGAAGAACAGGCTGCTCAAGAACAAGTGCAAGGAGAAGCCACTACTCAAGCGCCGGATGTTGTACCTGCAGAAAAACTGGTCGGTGAAGTTCTTGGTGGGTTAGGAATACCGTATCCGACTCTCGTAAAGCAACTGAACTTACAGGTAGATCGTCGTGGAATGATCGTACCGGGGCAGACTGTTCCGGCTGATGTAGCAGCAGCATTGCGAGAAAAAGCCGCGCAGGGGCGAGAAGCCCGTGTGGCTGCAATGGAAGCAAAAAAGCAGAAAGAGAAAGAGGCTGCAGAAGCACAGGCACAGGATCAGTATTTGACAGACATCCCGGCGCGCATCAAAGCGTACGAGGAAGAACTTGCGCGGCAAGAATCCGCTAAGGATGTCGATTTTGAACCGTGGCAGAAAGAACTGCCGTTGACGGGTGGTGAGGCTCAGGTCGAACTTCCTCTGTTTGGCGAAACCCAAGAACCTACTCCGTCGATGTACGTACCTGCTGCGGACGTGTTTGGAGCGGTTGGTTTTAAGCCGCGCTCCAAGCCCTATCGGGCGTTGGCCAAAGAACTTGGACTGAAGGTTGATGCCAAGGGGGATCTCAAGCCCAATCAGTTTGTTCCGCGATACCTTGCTGCCGATGTGGTACCGGAAGAGCGCAAAGCCGAACTCCCACTTGAAACTCGAGTAGGTCAGCCTACCGAAAATTTGTTTGGAGAAACGGAGTTTGCACCTGTCCCTCCGGGGTCAACTGTACCGATCCAGCAGGAAACTCCGCAGGTTGAAGATGTGCAGGAGGTTCCCAAGGAACAATATGGGATGGACTTGCCGGGCATCCCTATGGAGCAACTGCCCCCTACGGATCGTGTCCTGCGAGCGATGCGTATCTCGGAAGACAAGAAGACCAAGGACAATCTTCAGTTTGCAACCCAGTTGCGCCCTGTGGAGATCCTTGGTGCGTTGAATACGCTCAAGAGCCAAGGCAGGATCCAGTTTGACTCGAAAGAAAAGGAGTGGAAACTCACTTCTGCAGGAGAAGGCGATGTACGAGTTCGTCCAGAATCTAAGCCTAAGCGCAGTAGAGCAGGCGTTGGAGTGTCTGTACGAAAGCAGGCCCCCGGAGTCCCCGGAACTCAAGGAACTAAGCCCGGTGGAGTGGTTCCTGCTGTCAAAACTCCTCAAGGACCTGCTGCAGGAGCGGGAGCAAGCGATACTGCACTGATCTCACGACTCAGCACCCAAGCCGCTGATGCCTATGGTGACGATGTCATCAACTTTAAGGTGTATCAGGCGGTAATGTCCCAACTTAAGCGCGCTACGCCAAACTTTGGGTTGATCCAGCGCGTCATTGCTGGTGACAAAGACGCTATCGGGCAATTGACCGGGGAAAGCAAAAAGACTGCTTCGACTGCGCCTACCAAGAAGGAAGCGCCTACCTCACGCTTTGACGAGTATGTGGAGGGCGATGCTGCAGACAAGTGGCTTAAGCAGCAAGAAGAAGGTGCAAAGGAGGAAAAGGCCGATACCCGCAAGGATGAGAAGCGGAAGAAGCGGATCAAGTTGGTCGAACAACTTATGAAGGGTGCTAAGGCCCTTGCTGAGTCTGGCAGGATCTCTGTCGAAGAGTATGAGGCTGTCGTCAATGGGCTTACAAGCCGCAACCAGAAGGAAAACCAGAAGGCTGCTGCTTTCCTGCAAGAGGCTGTAAAGCGCCCGGCTCCGCCGAAAAAGGAGGCTAAGGAGGCTGCGCCGAAGAAAGAGGCTGCGCCTAAGGAGGCTGCGCCGAAGAAGGAGGCTGCGCCGAAGGAAGAGGCTGCGCCGAAGAAGGAGGCTGCGCCGAAGGAAGAGGCTGCGCCGAAGAAGGAAAAGACTCAAGAAGAACTTGATGCCGAGGTTGCTGAACTTGATCGGCAGGAAAAGGCGCGCAATGAGCAGCAAAAAGAGATTGAAAGTTTTGCTAGGCGCTCTGCTCAGAATGCGTTCGACTCTCCTAACGAGCATGGAAGTCTTCAAGACACAATAGACACTTTAAGTGACAACATCCGTGAGACTCTAAAAGAAAATACTTTTGGACCGGACTCAACTAGGTTTGAGGATGCCGCCTTTGCTGCTTTTGACGCGGAGGTAGCCAAACTTTTGCGCCCTGAATGGGCAACAACGTTTGAAAAAGATACAAATGGGAAGATAGTGTATGCAGATGCTCATGTAGCCTTGTTGCAAGGGGTTTCTGTTCTGAATGGGCAACCAGTCTATGTGGGAATCCACAAAACTAAAGGCCGTACCAAGGTAGACATCAAAAACTTTACTGGTGATGCCTTTACCGAAGAGGAAAAGAAACGCCTGCTGGCTGCTCGTGAACGCATTGAAAAAGAAGATGCTGATAACGCGAAAAGAAAGCCTGATGGTCCGTTTACTGATGCAACCTCCAATGTCGTAGGTTCGGACTCGGTCAAAAAGAAGTACGTAGAGTTCTTGGCAGATCTCATGAAAGACATGGGAATGCAAGAGATCAACGTCTTTTTGTTTGATTCCAAGGATCTTCGTGGAAACGAAGCAAAGTATAATCTCTATGGGAATTGGCGGTCGGCTCTTTCTGCTGGTATTGATCCTAATGAGATGGGAAGTACCCGTCCTTTTGGACCCAAACTCAAAGACTTCTACATCTCTATAGATTCTACGTTCCCTGAAGAACTTGCTTTGGAGATCATTTCCCACGAACTTGGCCACATCATCGAGCGGGTTGCGTACAACAATGCCCCTCCTGAAACCAAAAAGGCTATAGAAGCCGAGTTCCGCGCTTGGCTGGAGAAAGTCAAAGGTAAAGACGGACGCGAGATGATTGAAGCGCTTCGGAACAGGAGAACTGCCGAAGTTCAAACCGCTATCATCGGGGATAAACAACTTGCCAACCTTGAAGGGTATTGGAAAAGTTTTGGTGAATGGTTTGCCGATAACACCTCCAAGTGGGTCACCACCAGCGAAAAGCCTCTTAGCGTCGTAGACAAGTTCTTCTCGGAACTTGCTAAGAAGTTGCGGCAACTCGTTGGACTGCTTACCGGCAACAAGTTTGTACCGGCCAAATCCGTCAAAGAGTTCCTCGATTCTATGGGGCCTCTGTCTACCTCATTCGCAATTGGGGCTTGGACTAACGAAAAATTTGAAGGTCCGGCCTCAGTTTCTACAAAAACTGTCGAAGACTATCTTGCGCCGGGTAAGTACGTATACCACAACGTTAGGAACAAGGAAGACATCCAAGACATAGTAGATAATGGACTCTTGCCCGGCACAAATGTAAGCCTTGATGAGAGCGGACAGGCGTTTGATGATGATGCGGTGATCCTCGTCTTCCGCAAAGAAGATGTAGACCCGATTAGCAAGAAGTATCAAAATGACGGACTGACCCGCAAAAAGGCAAAGCCTATCGCTATCCTTACAGATACTACTACTGCTGAAACACAAAAAACGGTGTCGCAACTTGAAGACACCGTAAACAAGCGGCTTGCTCAAAAAGAAACCCTTGAAAAGAAACTTGCAAGTTATGGAGTAGATGAATCTGCTATAAATAAATACCTTTTTGCTTACGGCAAAGACGGTATAGAAGTACTTGATAGGATCAAAGAGTCGCTGCCAGATGCTGTTACAGACGGCAAATTTGATCGTGTAAAAGAGCGGCGTAATGCTGATATAATTGAGAGTCTTAAAGAACTAAAAAATACTAATAAGACGATTGATTTGCTTGTAGAGCGGTCAAGCACCGCCCCTGAAACTGCACCTACTTGGAAAGAACTTTCTCAAGAGTTCCAAAAGTATGGGTTGCCCGTACAGCGGTTTGTTATGCAGGAGATCTCCGAAGGCGTATATGTGCCTAAACTTAAGGGAACTCCAACCACTTCGTTGGACTCTGATCTGGCTTCGTTCTCTCTTGCCCCCACCCCGGCACGAGAGCAGCGCGAGGCTGGCAGGTCCGTAATCCGCCAAGTCGGCAACATCCCGAACAACCTGCCTGCGCCTACTACGCGCATCAAGGACGGGTTGCGTGCTGCCATGCAGGATATGCCTCGTTGGCTGCGTAGGGGAGCC